GGGGCAATGACAATTGATTTCGTCAACAACGTCGTTAGTCATTCCAGCGACCTTTATCCTGACAACTTTGGCCCTAGTGCCCTCAGCGAAGCCTTCATGGTTGTCAACGATTCTCTTTACCTGGTAAGCGGTCCAGATAACACAAACATCGGAGCAGCTTCTACTTTTGTTACTGCTCGAATCAAAGCACGTGTTGTTAAACTTGGTACGAAGGACTGGATGGCCATTGCAATTCAATCGACTGCTTCCGACAACTGAGGCGATTTGATTGGCATGCGAAACATGCAGACTACTCAAGGAGTTGCTTGAGAGTGCTGGCGTCCCTAGTGATCTTGCTAAAGAGGCTAGCATGTTGGCTGAGCCTCTCGAACAGGCGGCAGTTAAGAAAGTCAAACGCAAAGCTTCAGATTACTCTAAGCGGTACGGCAGAAACTTCAAGCGAATTGCCAACAAGTACAAACTCAAGTCTGGAGCCTGGGCAAAGAACGGATTCAAGCGAGCCCAAGCAGAAGCTCATAGACTAACTAAGAAGAGCTCTACTAAGAAAGGACAACCAAGAAAGACTGCACGACGCGCATACATGAAGTGATACTATGGAAGAACGAAGAATTGCCGCTATGCACCCATCCATCTCCTCGGACTACTCTACTGGCGCTTGGAACAACCTAAACGGTTGGCAGGTACTAAATGTAGCAGAAACCCGTTTTGCACATGAGACCGTTATCGATCTAAGTGGCTATGCAATGGAATCACTTACATTCTTTCCTGAAGCAATTGGTTTGCAAGACCCTGGCATTTACACGTACACTCCAGGAGGCGGTTCATCATACAACGGTATGCAGGTGCTCGACATCATAACGAGTGTGCCAATGGATTTGAACGCAGTTGCGAATTCACAAGGACTTGGGATTGGACCAGGTATGTTGGGTTCTCTTTACGAATTTGAAACGTTGCTCTTTGGCATGTTTAGATTCTTTACAGCTAATACAAACATCCCATACGCAGGCTATCAACAGCTCGAGCGATCACAACGATTTGATTCAGGAGAACCAACAGCTGCCGACAAGCTCTATTGCTATCGGATTGTTTCCCTGCTCGCTGATGGTCCTCCTGAACCCGACTCTCGCTTTGCTGTACCTGCAGCTCGTCAATTGATTGGCGGTGCAATGGATGAAGAAACTGAGCTTGTCTACATGCAGAGACTCAAGCGATCATACGAACTTGCTAACCAGGTGTGAGCCTGATGCTCCCGGTTTTACTTTACCAGGGATTTGATGATGTCATCTCTCAAAGATACAATAAAATCGAATCCTACGTTCGAGGCAGGGAACCTTTTCTAAAATCTCAACCGGTTCCAACTGGTAATCGAGTGGTAACGTACAAGATTCCACCGGGTTGGTCTAACATACCATCCAGTTCTCCAAATTTTATTGGTCCACAACAATACGGTGTGCCCTTGACTCATGAAGAAAGGTACGGATGGAATCCTGACGAGGCACGCGAAGAGTACAGTTTCGGTGGCAAAGATGGAACACCTCGTTTCAGAGGCTACTTTGGTTAAAGTGAATGTCACAAATCCAAATCTCTGGAGGGTTTATCATCTTACGATGAGGGCGATGACCATGAATTGCCAGTATGCGCGGATTGACGTCAGCCTCAAAACCACAGATTGCACACTTAACTCTCATCGTCATCAACCAATTTCATGTTGATGCAAACTTCTTTGCCACACTCAGAACATGACCACACATACCTACGGCCCGCTGTGAAGCCACCCACAGCCTCCCCGTCCCAAATTTCACCCGGGTTCATTGCTGTAGGGGTATCTTGACAGTCGCAAGCCACTTGCATGCCAAACGCGCTCATTCTTTCAACTCCATTTTGTATTCAATGTTGAAGCTTTGTTCCCACGTGCAATCCGTGAACGGACAGATTACCGTATGATCTCCTTCTTTCATTTCAGAGTAAACCAAGAACTCAACAAACATCTTTCGTTCATCGTGAATGTAATCGCTTTCGTGATGGTGATCGCAAAGATGGTTCCACATCAAACTCTCTAATTGGTCAATCCAGTTCATTCCTCATCCTCCTTGGCCGCATTTGCGGCTATCATGCGCTTGATGGACACCATCCTAGCGCATCCTTCGTAACCTATGAGGTCAACTACTGCATCAATGACCTGTGACACCTTGTAGCCCGCCTTCTTTGCCTTATCTAGAACCTGATCGGTCCTGTCGCTCACCGTTATGCTGTACTGGTTTCCCATATTATCCCCTGAGCACGCCACTATAATAATGTTATTCTAACTCTAAGAAAAAAAAGGGGGTACCCCCCTTATATCAAATGGCTTGTTAGCATGGGGTGGGTGTGTCGGGGAGAGTATCTTATGGCGTGCTTCTTGACTCGCTTCGCTCGCGAAGATGGGCTGCAAGTGGGGTTCAAGTACCTGTGACAAGTTGATGGGTGTATGGCGACCGCAAAAACTGGCTCCTTTTACCTGACTGAAACTATTACCTTGCCCGCTGGACTTACATCTGGGTCCCGTGTTCAAGGTTCGATTGACCTTGGCGCATATGTCAACGTAGCAACCGGACAAGCTGTTGCAGTTGAATCCGTTGATTTTATCTTCCAGGCAGGTAGTGACTTCGGTAGCGATCCACTTGGAATGGTTGCTTCGAACGGAACTTTGACAACTCAACTTACTGATTTGAATCCGGGAACTGGTTTTGTCCGAGCAGATAATCAAAGTTTGATTTCCTCTGGGGCAATGACAATTGATTTCGTCAACAACGTCGTTAGTCATTCCAGCGACCTTTATCCTGACAACTTTGGCCCTAGTGCCCTCAGCGAAGCCTTCATGGTTGTCAACGATTCTCTTTACCTGGTAAGCGGTCCAGATAACACA